CCATCCTTAAACCGCATATTATTTTTAAGGAGTTTAATATCAGGCCCAGAAGGAATTGCCCCAGTCCCTGCCTCTGTCGTATGCAAAGCTAGAAGGAGAAAGAAACTAAGAATAAAGAGAATAGTGTTTTTCATGTTTTACCCTATAAAATTAATTAATAGTAAAGAGGCCGCTGTTATATCTACATCCTTAATCGCTCCAATATAAATTGCTGTTCCCACTGGGATAGTTACAGAAACTTTTTCATCTGGAGTTAAAGGGAGATTGCATATTTTACTTGTTCTGGCAGCATCTGTATAAATGGCCATAAATTCCCCAACATCTTGAATAACTTGTATTTCAGAAACTGGGGCTGCTAATGAAGCAACAATCGCAATAGCATTTGAGGAAGATTTTGGAATAGTTGTAGAAGAAGGATCTAAGGTTTCTGCATCTAGTTCATCGACAAAAGTGACAAGAGCAGCGGTTACAGTAAAAGAGCCTGAAGAGTTTAGTTTCTGAGATATCGCCCTTAAGGTGATAAATCCTTCTCCAGTTATAGGAACAGAATCCAATCGATGCCCTATCCTAAAGTGGTCTGCATCTATAACTTCTATGATGGAGACTTCTAGGAATTCATAGGTAGTTCCTGCTGAGAATCGTATAGCATCTCCCACCCGTAAATTATGGGTCGTGGCCTTCATAATCACATCAGTAGAATCTGCTTCTACAGTATCTGCACCTAGTTCAAAATAAGCTCTTTGGATAGTATCTAATCCGTACTTCCCTCCGCCTATAGGTTGAATTGTAGTGTATTCTTGACTGGATTTCTTTTGTTGACTGGTAAAACCTTTCACGATGGCCTCCTCCTCTTAAGGGTATCTTAGTGCCTAACTTAATATTAAACTATAAAGTGCATTCTTGTAAAGTTTGGCCCCCAATCCTGAGGGCCGTACTCTAATTAAACATTGTAACGAGCATCTGAACCTTTAATGCAAAGATAGACATCGGCTTCTGCAGGGGCTCCGGCCAAATCATTACATAAGATTGTGATACTATCGACAGCTACTGCTACTACCTCTAGGGTTCTATCAGTAGTAACGGATGCAAATCCACCTAAAGCACAAGCTCTTTCAAAAGGTCTAAGAAAAGTAACCTTATAGTTACCTACTCCTAAATCTGTTACGGATACTTGGTGCTCATCAAATCCTGCAACAGATAATGTACCTGTAGCACCAACTAAAAGGATGTTAAGCTCTCGCATTCCAAGTTGGGCAGTTTTAATTGATCTTTTTCGTTCTCTAGACATAGTAATTCTCCTTTAATCCCTTGGGAGGGCCTTGTATTTTTTATAGAGGAGGACCCAACAAGGGAAGGCCCTCCTCGTAGTCTAACTATTATTTAGATAGCTAGGCCGGATAAAACTCCGTGTGCAGTTGGAGTGATGTAGTTCTGGTAGTAACCGCCATAACGGGCACTATAACTATCTTCAGAGGCTTCTCTTAGAAAGACAGTTCCATCATCATCAAACCAACCAAATCCCGGCCGGTGATGGCACTCAATGAAGTTATCATTCAAGAAGTAGATCTTGTCGTCATCACAAAAACGATCTACGAAAAGTCCGATAGGTCCACGAGTACTCATAAACTCGACACCTTGAAAACTAAGGTTACCCTTAATGTTCTTATTGGGGAGGTTATAAACTTTCTGATCTTCAAGAAGAGCAAGAATGTTTTGGTACTGAGCGTAAGATGCCATGATCATGTTTGGTGCTTTACCGAATCGTTTTTCAACGTCAAGCATAACTCCATTCATAAGATCTACAGTAACACCTTTTCCAGCAGCAGCTTCGATATGCGAAGACCATCGTCTTTGAACAGGGATTCCATAGAGACTTCCAGAAGTCGCTAAAAGAATTCCATTAAGTCCGATAGGATCATTATTGTAAGATCCCTGCATAGCAATTTCATCTGTAGCAGCAAGTGGATCTGGTCCACCAGCTAGTGCGTCTAATCGAGTAGATGCACCTGCAACATGAAGCAATCGAACAGTTCTAGTTGAAGGATCAACAGCATAAACTTCATGAAGTTGAGTTTCTGCAGTTCCAGAAGCTACTACTTGAACATAATCTCTCTCTTCCCAGTTGGCTTCTTTCCACTCAGCTACTGGAAAAGTAACTTCGTAGTGAGCTAGTGGGTAAGCAGCTACTGCAGCAGCAGCATTCTTGATTACGTCTGTTCCAGTTCCGTCACCTGTTCCAAGAACTCCTGTTCCGTCGCCAAAAAGGATACGAGAAGCATTTCTCATATACGATTCAACAGTCTTTTTAACTGTTTCAGCAGTTGCTCTAACAAATGCACCTGCATCATTTGCAGAGGCCTTGATAGACTCTCTTTCAATTGAACAAGTAGCGTAAACACGCTTTGACTCAATTTCTGCCCCTACGTAATTTCCTGCGTTTGATGAGGGAAGAGTCCCTGATCCAACACCACCGGAAAAACTTAGAGGAGTTGCTACATATCTCTGACGACCCGTAAAATCGTATCGTTTCTTAAGACGACCTTGAAGTACGTTAGCAGAGTTATACATATTCTCTGATTTCTTATAATAATTTATCTTAAATAGGGCAGTTTGATCCGTTAAATTAAAACTCATGGTTTACTCCTTTATATGTAACCAAAATCTTCAAAACTTTCGACATGATCCTCCTCCTCAACAGCTTTATATTTAAGCTTTTGATTGGCAGGACGTTTGTCTGTTACTTTGCGAGGCTTCCGGATCCTATCATTAAGTTCCTTCAGACCTTCGTCTTCACCATACGTCTCTTTTAGCATATTATTGATTTCTTCTTCGGAGGCAATTTCATCAAATAAACTGCTCGTAATGTTAGAAACCAATTTGCTAATCTTGGAACTTTCGATTTCAGATGTATAAGGTTCTATCATCTCTTCGGCTTTAATTATGAACGGCATTTTTACTGCGTAATCCACAACTTGCTCTGGAGTAACTCCCTTAAATCCTAGTTTCGCTAGTCCGTTATGAGACTCAACATATTGTTCCTCTGATACATTTTGAGCTTTCCGTAGGCCATCGACTTTTGCGATAAGAGTTTGTCGCTCTTGTTGCGCATTTGCCCGATTGCTTGAGGACTCTTGCCGTTTCAGTAGGGACTGATTTTTTCTTTTTTCCCAGTAGAGGTCTCTCTCAATTTCGTCCATCTCATCCATTTCTCGGAGCTGGTCGATTTGAGCAGAAAACATCTTCTGTTGATATTTTACAGGATCTCTGCCAGTCACGTCAAGAAAATACATTAAGGCCTCAGTAGGATCAGAATCTTCTGAATCTAAAATCTCTACTACCTTATCAATATGTCCTTTGAACCAACCTAATTCGCTCTTGTAGGATTCCTTCTCTTTCTTTAGTTGAGTTCTTTCCTCTCCCATTTTGGTGTATTCTCTATCCCAATTCTTTCCTCCAGAATAGTCACTCATTAAATCTCTAAGGGAGACATTTTCCTTCTTGCCTTTTATTGAGACTCTGATCTCAGTATCGGGGTCGAGTTCGTAATCTTCTCCATCAACTTTTCCTTTGACATATTTCTTATTTGGAGTCTTTGGTTTGTCAGCATCTTTAGGAGTTCCTTCTTTTCCGTCTTCCTTATCCTCTTCTTTTCCGCTATCTTCTTCCTCTTCTCCACTAGCAGATTCCTCTGCTTCTCCCTCTCCATCTCCTTCTTCGTCTTTTCCTTTCTCTTCGACTTCTTCCTCATCAAGTTGGTCGACTTGTCTGTCTCCCTTCCCTTCTTTTTCTTTTTTTTTATCCTTTCCCTCATCTCTAGATTTTCCATTTTCTAATCCTTTAGGATCAATGTTGTCGAAAGAATCCATCCCATCTGATCCATCAGTTGAGTCTTTTACTTCAGTAATTTCAATAGGCGTAACATCATCAAAAGATTCTGTTTCTTGTTTTCCGGCCATGTTCTATCTCCTTATTTTTTACCCATCTCTGGTTCTGTGGGTTTCTTCATCTTACTTGCGTCCATCCCTCCGGCCTTTGGATTTTCCGGCATCGGCATTGGAGGTGGAGCAGGAACTTCAAAGAACACAGGAAAGTTACTTAACATAGAGACTTCCATAGCAAATTTCTGATTCTTTTTCATTCTTCTATACATGAGTGCTTCAATCATCTTTAATCTTTCTTCAATCCCTATCTGTGTCTCTACTGGGACCTTAGTTTTAAAGGATAGCTCCTGCATGGCCCTCATAAATATGTTATAATGAACTAACAAATTGTCGTATGGTTTCGGATCCGGAACCTCCTCACCTTTCATCATTTTATCTATAATCATCTTTGCTGCTGTCACGGCAACAGTAGCTTCATCCTTAAAAGCATCATCAAGACCTAGATCCAACATCTGTACAATCTCTTCCTTACGAAAGATTGGATCTGTTTGAGTAGCTGTGTTTAAGTCAATGATTGCAGAGATTTTACCTGTCTTAGTATCAGGTAGAGAGGGAGCATTTTGGATCTTAACATCATAGATCTCATTAAAGTTTGCTTCCTTTAAAGATTCTATCATATAGGCATTATCGTCACCTAAGATTCGAATAGTTCTATCATCCGCTTCTTGGTAAAACTGTGCCATTCGCTTGATCATTAGCCGATAAACTTCAATAACTCTTTTCTTCCGCTTAGATTCATCGACGAATGTTTTTTGAGACTCTTGTTCATCAATGAACCGTAGAGCAGAGTTAGCTGTCACTCCTGTAGGAACTTCTCCTCTGGAGATATCATACACATTAGAATGTTTTGCTATTTTACTCTCTAATCTAT